TTGGTTCATACGGTACGGGCATTTTCATTAATAAATCAGCCATTGTATTTTGGTTTTAAAATTCTTGTTTATTTTATTTATAAATATCATAATAAAAGTTTTTCTCTTTACTTTTCTGTCGTTACTTGTAAAATCCTTAACTAGTAGGGTTTCATACTTCTTTTTTATCTCCTCCTTTAGTTAAATAAGTTTTTACCGGATTTTCCTCATCACTGTACTCTTTGTTTAAAAAATCTTTTATTGACTCAATATTACCTGGGTCATCATCTGAGAATCCTATTTGTGGTATAAAATTGTTAGTTACATCATTAGTAAATGAAACTTTCTTACCTATTTTTTTGCTTTGCGCTTGTACATAAGAAATAAATTCTCTTAAAGCATTAATTTTACCCTCTTCAGGATTTGCTGCAGAACCTTCACCATAAGTTACAGGGTGGTATTTACACATGTCTAAGTATTCTTTTATCAGTAACTGATTATCTCTCATTACCTCTCCTGATAAATCTCTATATTTTTTTAAATTTTCCACTAATAGTGCGGAATTAATTCCATTATGATTTGTAACTATAAAATTATATATAGAGTCTCTTAATACTGTTGGTGTGTGACCTCTAGCGGTAATAATTGCAAAAATAGAACCACCATTTATACACTCCACAAAATCATTCCATGAAGGACCTGGTTTTGCCAATAATGAGTCTACAATAAATTGGTTGTCTCCCTCTACTCTAAAATTTCTATATGGGTTTTCAGCGTAACCTACTATAGTTTCACCTATATATTCAAAAGGTTGGTTTCCTATTTTTTGTCTGTAGTCGGCAAAATCTTCAGTAGACATACCTACTTCTTCACCTGAATCACTTAAAACAATAATTTTTGTTGGCATTATTACAATATTATCATCCCAGTCGAAAGCATAATATTTTAAGTCGGGTTGTCCGTCTTCAAAGCCTTCACTAATGAACTGTTTAATTTTTTTTCGTGTAATACTCTTTAAACCCATTTAAATTATTTGTTTAATTTTTCAATTAATCTTTCTAATTGTGATTCTGTTACGATTACATTTTGAGATTTTTCAGAGAAAGTCTTTACGTTATTACTTTCTACATTAACCGCTTCTCTAAGTACTTTTTTCTTAAATTCCATTTTTATTTTTTTTATTAAAGTTTATAAAATTGGGGATAGACCGTTCTACCCCCAATTAATTATTTAGTATTAAATGTCTTCGAAAGACGCTCCTGTTGGAGTTATTAAGAACTCAATATCAATAAATTCTAATGCTCTTGTTGGTTTTAAGTAAATTTTTCCTACAAGTTGATTTTTATCCATATCTTCAGGTGTATTTTGTACTACTACTCTAAAGTCAATTAAACCTCTATCTCTTCTGATTGAGTCCAATATTGGGTTTACTGAGTCTAAGAACTCTTGTCTTACTTGGTCATCATTTTGTTCAAACAATAATCTGACCGCAACTGCTGAAATTAATTTACGAGCCTGTAGAAGTAATCTTCTAACATTAATTCTATCAAGTGCAGACTCTCTAACTTGTGTTGTTTTGTTACCCCATATTACCGTACCAACATCTGAGAATGTTGCAATTGGGTTAATTCTACCCTTATACAAAATATCTCTGTCGTCTTGAGTTAACTTTTTACGTGCTTTAATACCGTTAACTAAACCTCTTGTGTAACCCGCGGATGCGAACCAAGGGAAAGCGATATTGTCAGTTAACGCTAAGTTTCTAACAACTTCTGCTGTCGGTGGTAAATAAACTTGTGTGTTATTTACAGCATCTCTTGTTAAAATCCATGGGTAGTACGTAGCCGTGTAGTTTGAATCTATTCCTGTATCTTCTAAGTTTTCTGTAGACTCTTGTGGGTATATAAAGTCAGTAGTGAAATTAGAAGTTGTATTAACAAACATATTATAATCAGGTGTAGTACAGATGTACACTGAATCCGCTCTGTCGGTTTCAATCATATCAATAGCATTTTCAACAAGATTTGAGTTATTAACATAGTCAATACCAGGAGTTGTAAATACATTAATATTTACCGACTCTGGATTAACAAAAGTCCACTGTCCCCATAAGTATGCATAGTAATCACTATTACCCCAATCCTGTCTGTCAGGTCCTGTCATTTGTTTAAATGCGCCCCATCCGTCCGCGGTTGGGAATCTTATGGAGGTTGCTGCGCCTTTTAAGTAACCGGTATTACCTAAGATGTATCTATCTCCGTTGGTTCTATACTCTCTGTATATATCCCATCCGTCAAATCCACCCGTGGGTATTAATGTAAATTTACGTGAGTTTAGTCTATAATATGGACTAAGTTCACCAGGTTCACTTCTAAACGATGCGTCACCAACTTCAAATGCGGTTTCACCTGAAGTCGAATATTGAGACGGTATTAATACAACAGTAGCTCCTGAATCCATGTGATACCCTTTAGTTAAAACAGACCATGGAGAAGATTCTGTAGCAGTTGCTAAATCTGTAGGATTTTGTTTGCCTTTATATGATGCGAAGTCGGCGTCTATACCAACAGTGTTTGAAACACCTAAGTAGACTCTTCTTGGGTTATCACCTGAACTTCTTGTAACATTATCACCACCAGCAGTAGAACCAAACGGTGGATTATAAATTACTTCACCTGGTAAATCATATTTTGTTTTATATACTAAGTGTGGTGATTTGTAAGTTGTATATTGTCTTGTCTGATATCCTTTGAAACCACATGGTAAAGCATCTATCGGAGCTTCTTCGTTTACCTCCAACATTATAAATCTTGACTTCAACTCAAAATCACCATTTGCTGTACCAATTTTTTTAGCGACATAACTATTAAGACTTGGGTCCATTGAACAATTTGTAAACTTCTCTAAAACTGATGGGTTTGAGTCAGTATCATAAAAATCTCTGACAATAACATCGAAAGTTAAATTGTTAAATGATATATTTGCAATTGATATCTTTAGTTCTGTGTTCGCTCCGTTACCGTCAGATATTGAGATAAATTTGAATAGTTTAAATACTTCATCACCTCTTAGTTCCGATACTACATATGGTGTGTGAGGTGTTTGGAACTTATCTAAATACCACCCAATACCTGTATTGTCTACATCTCCTATAGCACTCTCTAAACTTAAAAGTGATGAGTTTAAACCTCTTATACTACCTTGTCTATATCCAGTGTTTAATAAGTTATAGTATAGCTCTTCAACCATTAGAGGAACATCAAACCTATTTTTTCCGAAATTAGACCTACCAAATACCTTGGATAAGAAATTAGTATCACTAATGTCAAAAGAAGACCTAAATGAGAATGTCTCATTTTCGGCAGTCGTACCTGTTATTTGGAAAGTTTCGAATGGGTTTAATGTCGCACCTGAGAAGGTGCCAGTGAGATTTAAACTAACATCAGTTAATCCCGTAACAACATATTCAGGTCCGTGGTCATTACCACCATAGTTTGAAATACCTCTTGAACGTAATGTTGCAATTACCATATTATGGTAGTCGTCTATTGGTGTACCTGAGTATTGTGTGTCTGCAATTAAAGCTGTACCACTAAAGGAGTCACCTCCAATATTTGTAATATTATTTACATACATACCGAAACCAACACCGTCATATATTGGTTGAGTGTAATTAAATAGAGAGTAGTACCAAGCATCGTTTAAAGGTGCAGTAAAGTCAGCGGTACTTGTAGTAAAACCACTTACACCGAGTACATTGACAGTATTGTTATAGTTGGGCACCCCACTAGTTAACCAATTATAAATACTGTTACTAACAGTACCAAACATATAAACAGTTTCGCCGCTACTAGAGGGGTCTACAATCTCTTGATAAAAATAATTTTTAAAATCATTTTCTATAGTAGACTGTCCTCCAGTATTAGTTGTGTAAGGGTTTGAGAAATTAATTTCAACAATACTCGGTAAAACAGAACTACTTGATGTAATAACTACCGAGCTACTGTCACCTGATACACCACTGAAAGTAACAGGACCATACGTATTTCCAGTATATTCAACAATACTACTTTTATTTACGTTACCTATTGTTGAAATTGACCAAGATGGTCCAGCGTCGTAACCTGATAAACCTAAAACACGAGTTACAAACAATTGATTTGACTGTTGTAAGTACGCCTTGGCTATATATGCCGCTTCATATTTTGGTATCTGTGTATTTACAAATTTATTTGGGTTTGTTCCGCCAAAATATGCGGTAAACTCATCGAAGTTAGTTATGAATATTGGTTCGAACGCTGGTCCCGAAAGGGTTTCACCAACAATACCAAGTGTAGTTACACCCACGCTTTGTGCGACAAAACTTAAATCTCTTTCTGAAGTGTATACACCTGGAGATACGAATACTTTATTTGCTGAAGCCATATTATTAAAAATTTACTTTTTATTTTATTTGTTTAATAAATATTATCAAAAAAATGAAAGGGCAAATACTCTGATAACATATTTATTATAAGGTAAGAAAAAAGTCATACTTTTTTCTTACCTTATATTAATACAATATGAATAGAATAAAAAATTTAAAAATATCTGAAGAGTCTCATCACCAACTAAAAAAGTATTGTGAAGAAAAAGGATTAAAAATGTTCAAGTTTGTTGAAAAACTTATAGAGGAAAATTGTAAAGAAGATATTGATGTATACGGAGAATAATTAGTCGTTATAAGGTAATCTTGCTTTAGACTTAATAACTGAGTCTTTAGAATTGTCTATCTTAACAATTTCTATTCTAATTGTATCATTAGTATTTATCTCTATGGAAGATATATCTTCACCCATATAATTACCATTTATATAAACTGAGTATTCTGATATATTTTCAGTTTTTAAGAAAGACAAATCAATAGTGTATGGATAAAGTTCAGATAAGGACGTTACCCCATTAAGAAATAAAATATCCAAATCAAAAGTGTTTGGGTTTTCAGGTATTTCTTTTGCTTGTCTTGATTTATTTCCGGTTTCTACTTCAAATAAAGTAAACGCTCTAGAAATAGCTGGTTTAATTTCAAATTCTTTTTCATCTATTAAAAAACCTAACATAGTAAAGGTATAGTTTTGTATATAGTATTTTCTTTTTTCAATATCTAAAACTGACTCATCTGAAATATTATCTAATATGATTGGAACGTAATGACCTTTTACAAACGTGTATGCTTGTCTAGATGAAAATTTTTGTAAAACTATTTTGTTAAACTCATTTAAATGTCTCATTTTGGTACAAAATATTTTTACGTTGTATGTTATATCTACAGGTACAGGTTGAGGTATTTTATATATGTCCATACCCTTTCTTTGTCCATCCCAAGTGGGGACCTTAGCATAATAAAATTGTTTTCTGTTCGGTATCGTGTATTGTAATGAAGGATTAGTTCCATATTTTACTTCAGGTTGTCTTACTGTTGCAACAAATGGTGGCTTAATATTTTTGTCTAAATCTTGAAATTTCCATGACTCTGTAAATTGAGCCCAATTTTGAGTAGTTATAATAATGTCTATTGGATTTACTTTTTTACCATCCGCGGTCATTTCTAAATCCTCTTTAACAAAATCTAACATACCTCTATCTAAGTCTGCATGTAAAACACTTTTCGGTAAATAAGTCCCCTTATCCTGAATAAATTCAAGAAGTTCTTCTCTCCTTTCTAATAAAATTTTATCAGGAGTGATTTTTAAATCTTTCTTTACCTTTTTTGGAAACGCCATTATTTTACGATTTCGTTAATATGGAATATTTTATTTTTGGTATTAATCATATCAATTTCATTTGCACGATATATAGGTTCTTCGGTTTCTTTGTTTACAAATGAGTCATATTTATATGGGTTATAAGTAATTACTCTATCATTGGTTTCTGAAGGCATATTTTCACAGGGGTAGGTACAGTAATCAATTAAGTCACCTATAACAAATGCATGAACATTTTTTCTCATTTCCTGTCTTACTTTTTCCTTACCACCCTCTCTCACTCTAAAATCTACATTTTTAAGTTTAACATAATCTGCGTATAAAATAACTCTACCTTTATATGTTACCGAAAACGTTTTTTTATGTAAATTATAATACGCCATAACACGAAGTCCGATAAACTCTTGATTAACATCCTCGTTTAATAATCCCATACGAGATTTAATTTTACTGACTTCTTTTATAAGTTTTCTATTCATAATCCTCTAAATTCATTATCATTTACTGGAGAAGCCACAATACTTCTGTAAAACGGCTTGTACCCACCATAAGTATGTCTATTATCACTGACAACCCTACCGTCATTTACCACAGAATAATATCTAACTCTCGACTCAGTTTCATAGTAACCAATGTAATCACCATATTCTATTTCTATTCCAAGCTCGTCTAAAGTTTCTTGATAAACACCAACCTTTAAATTACCTGGTTCCATTTGTGACATTCTACTTTGACCATAATCTTGGTTTTCCGGTTGTTCAACTTGAACATATCCTTTAAATTCTACAGGAGGATGGAACTTTATTCCGTCCTCTACAGTTTCTCCATATACATCGTCAGTTTTTGTTTTTTGTCTATCAACCCGATAAAGGACTAACCTAAAATTCATATCACCTTCAAGCCACTCACGACCCATAGCGATATCCAAATCAAAGTCTTCGGCACCAAAAAACTTTTCTAAACGTGTGATAGGTATCTTTCTTCCACTCATTATTGATAAATATTCGGATATTGATTATATTTAATAGTATTTAATTACCAATTGGAAAATAAAACCTTGAATAACTTACCTGAAGTAAGGGCTCTTCGTATTCTTGAAGATTATGAGGGCCATAATAACTTTATCTTAAGACTTCAAGGTAAGATGAAAAAGTTTAATCATTTTAAATTAACACGAGCTCAAGCGGATTATATTTTAAAGTTTAAAGATACCGTACCTAAAATTGCAAGAAGGTGGGTTGAATTAGATAGTTATTTTGGACAGAAGTTAATGGACGATAGACTTTTGACAAAAAAACCTGAAAAAATTTATGTAGAAAAACTTTTAGTAGAAAAAGAAAAATCATATCATATATGGGGAAAATTATTTGGGTCTCAAGAACTAAACGACATATGGTTACCAAAAGTTGCACTACAAAAAAATAGACAAAGAGAGGTAAATATTGATTATGAAAAATACTCTCATAGGCCACCATTATCCCATCAAAAAGAAGCCATAGAAAAACTTGTAGGTAACGACAAGTATATTTTAGCAGATGATATGGGTCTTGGTAAGACAACGTCCACCGTAATTGCAAGTTTAGAAAGTGACATAGAAAAAGTTTTAATTATTTGTCCCGCATCTTTAAAGATTAATTGGCAAAGAGAAATAGAAAATTATACCGATAAAGAAATTTCTATTATAGAAGGTAAAAAATGGGAACCCGCAGATTATACCATAATAAATTATGACATCCTAAAAAATTTCCACGACCCAAAACACCCTGAAAAATCCGACATACTAAACTACGGGTTTGATTTAATTGTTATGGACGAAGCCCATTACATACAAAACGTAAAAGCCAACAGGACAAAAATCGCAAATAGTATAGTTAAAAAAGTAGGGAGAGTTTGGTTGTTGACAGGAACACCCATGACATCTCGACCAATGAACTACTATAACCTTTTAGATTTGGTGGACTCACCCGTTGCGGATAATTGGATGGCATATGCTATTAGATACTGTGCGGGGTATCAGTTTAGTGTCGGAGCTAAAAAAGTTTGGAACGTGACAGGTTCTTCAAATCTTGAGGAGTTAAGAGATAGAATAAAACCTCAGGTTTTGAGAAGGTTGAAAGAAGATATTTTAGATTTACCTGAAAAAATTATTACTCCCGTTTATTTAAGATTGAAATCTAAAGAATACGAAAAGTTGATGGGTGAGTACTATGATTGGTACAATTCATCAGAAGACTCTAACTCATTAACCATACAATTTTCAAAACTCATGATGGTTAGACAAGTCATCGCGGAGGGTAAAATTAAAGACACCATCGAGTTGGCTCAAAATATTATTGACCAAGGAAAAAAGGTTATTATATTCACAAACTTCACCAACACATTAAATCAAATTGTAGACCACTTTGGTAAATCTGCAGTTAAGCTTGATGGAAAAATGACTAAACCACAGAGACAACATTCTGTAGATGAATTTCAGAATAACGAGAAAATAACCGTTTTCGTTGGTAATTTAAAAGCCGCGGGTGTGGGTATCACATTAACCTCAGCTGAAGCAGTAATAATGAATGACTTATCATTTGTACCATCAGACCATTCACAAGCAGAAGACAGGGCGTATAGATATGGACAAAAATTCTCAGTATCGGTGTACTATCCAATTTTTGAAAACACTATCGAAGGTATTATATATGATATTTTATCTAAGAAGAAAAATATATTTGAGACGGTGATGGGTGATAATGAAGGTAAGGGTGACGTAATGGAGGAGATATTAAATATGATTTCACAAAAAAATTAAATTATTTATGTCTATCGCATTATTTATAATAAAATAAATTATGGGGACTAAAAATATAGTAGAACAAATACAAAAATTAGAAAACCAAATTATTACTGAACAAATCAGTAAAAAGGTACCCGCACAAATTATTAAAGAAATGAAAAAAATAGGAATCGAAAGATTACCTTATTCTTACTCAGCCGTAGAACGTTTTATAGATAAAGAAACTATGAACGTACATTACAATAAACATTACAAAGGGTATGTTGAAAAATTAAATAAAGCTATAGAGAATAGAGGTGGTAAAGATAAAGATTTAGAGGATATTATTAAAACAATATCACAATATAATAGAGGTGTAAAAGATAATGCCGGTGGAGCTTTTAACCACGCATTATTTTGGAAAATGTTAAGCCCAAAGAGACAAAGATGTAATGGTGAAGTATACGATAAAATTATTAAAGAATTTAAAACATTTAATAATTTTAAAAATCAGTTTGAATCTGTAGCAAAAAAGAGGTTTGGTTCGGGTTGGGTATGGTTAGTTTTAACCAAAAACAATACTTTAAAGATTATGTCTACACCAAATCAGGACAACCCACTTATGAATACAATTAAAGGGGGTGGATTTCCTTTATTAGGTTTAGATTTGTGGGAACACTCATATTACTTAAAGTACAGAAATAAAAGAGACGATTATATAAAAAACTTTTGGTCTGTTGTGAATTGGAATTTTGTTAATAAGTTGTATAATTCACAGAATAAAAAATCGTTGTCAGAGGGAAGGGTACCGACAAAAGAATTATTAATCGAAAGTGAAAGTCAAAGATGTAGTGGACCACAGGTAAGAGAAATAATACAACTTTTTAGTACAAACCGAAAAGCAAAAAACTATTACAAGGTTTCAATAAATAATATGTTTGAAAAAATATTTAAGAAGTATTGGAGAGAAGCCACTGAAACCGATTTATCAGGAGCATATGATTTTGTTTATCAGGGTAAAAAAGAACATGGTCGTTCGGTAATAAACTACGTAAATACCAACGCAACCATCTTCTGTTTAATTAAAAATGATATTAATCAAGTTTTAAGGGCTCAAGGAATAAGACCAATCAGTTTTTATAAAAAAAATAGCGAACAACAGGTTCAAGAAACAAAAAGATTGGTTAGTTACATATCAAGATGGTCTAATAGAATTTTTGACTACGAAAAGCCATCAAAAACCTTTGATAACCTATATAATGTTATCAAAATAATACACGATAGAGGTCAAAAAACTGAGAAAAAGAGTGTTAAACAGTTGGAGGATACTTTCGGTGACGGTAATGTATTAAAGGTTGGTGATTTAGGTAAAAAGATTGATGCTTTCGGAGGAGTTGACGTTCAAATAACCACACCTGAAGGTATTAAAACAGCACAAGTAAAACCATTTTCTAGTTATAAAATAGAAGGAGATAAAATAACAATGATAAATACCGGAGTAACTAAACATTATAATACCGATTTAATGGTTTTCTATAATGATAAAGAAGGTGTTTTTTATTTTGATAACTCAAATACTGAAATAAATGAAAAAGGACAATACGTATTCGACGTTAAGGATTTACGTAAATCGTGATATTTATAGATAAAAGGAAGTATGCCTGTAATTACTGAACCACAAAGAAGTAAATTATACACTCGAATTAAGCACTTATTAGGTGCACCAATTAGAGGAGTTGAAATAACAGATGAAATGATGGACTCACTACTTGAGTTATCAATACAGGATTACGCACAATATGTTAATGACTGGTTAATTGAATCTCAATGGACATCGTTATATGGTTTAAATTTAGATGAACAATCGTTAACTAGGGCCTTTATAACGAGAAGTTTAGATTGGGAAACACAATATAGTTATGCATACTCCAAAATAGTTGGTTTACAAGCAGGTGGAGACTCGGTATTAAAGAAGGATTATATTGATTTAGTACCTAATCAACAAATCTATGAAATACCGAAAGGACGGGAATTAAACGAGTTATTATGGTTTAGTCGTTCAGAATTAGACGCCGCATTTTTTGACCCATTTATGGGTGGATTTGGAGGTATGGGTGGTGTAGGTTTAGGTGGTGGTGCCGGTTTTTCACAAATGGGTCAAACGGGT